GACTGGTATGCCAAGCGATTGCAGGAACGCGATTACGTCTGGGGCAATCATTACCTGCCGCACGACGTTGAGGTTCGCGAGCTAGGCACCGGCAAGAGCCGCAAGGAAGTTCTAGCCGGGCTTGGGATCAACGCAACGGTTTGCCCGAATATTCCGCTGGCCGATGGAATCCAGGCTGTCCGGATGCTGCTGCCGACATGCTTCTTCGACAAGGCCAAGTGCAAGGACGGCATCGAAGCGCTGCGGATGTATCGCCGCGAATATGACGAGAAGCGGCAGGAGTTCCGGACTCACCCGCTTCACGACTGGACGAGCCATTACGCGGATGCGCTGCGGTATTTCGCGGTCGGTCATCGGGATCGCATAGCTGCCAGGCCAATCAAATTCTCACCTAGGGGGATCGTCTAGCTGATGGATATCGACCCCCAATTCCTCGCCTTCCTGCAAAGCGAGGAGGCCAGAAGCTACGATTCGACGCTGCTTTCAGAAGTGGAAGCCGCGCTCGACAGCTACAACGGCCAGCCCTACGGCGACGAAGAGGACGGGCGCAGCCAAGTCGTATCCCGCGACGTGTCCGAGACTGCCGATTACATGCTCACGTCGATCATGGACGTGATGGCTGGCACGGATCACATCGTTGAGTTCGAGCCGACCGACGAAGCCGACACCGAGCAGAGCGACGATGCTACCGAGGCATTGCACTTCCTCTATCGCAAGAAATCCGGCTTTCGGCTCATGCACGATTGGGCAAAGGCTGGACTGCTCGAAAAGATCGCTGTCGTAAAGTCGTGCGTCGAGAAGAGGCGCAAGCGTGTCGAGCGGACGATTCCTGCGATGCTGTTGCCCGGTGACACCGAGGACGAGCTGCGCGCTAACGGGATCATTGCGGCCAGTGAGGCCGGTGTTCACGACGATCTCGGCCCGATGGTCAACATCGCCTCGATTGAGGAGATGGCGGCTGAGTTCCCCGATTATTTCGTGCCGCTTGAGGAGTTCAGGGTTTCGCCGGATGCGCGGGACTTGGACAGCGCGGTATATCTCGCCCACATCACGCTCAAGAGCCTGTCCGAAATCACCGAGATGGGTTTCGACATCAACGGGCTCAACATCGGCGAAGGCGGCAACCCCTATTTCGGGGCGCTTGCACAGGCCCGCGATGACGGGCGCAACAACTGGTATGGCATTCTCGACCGCGATGGGCCGAACCGCAAGGTCTGGCTTGCCGAGGAATATGTCCTTTACGACCTGAACGGCGATGGGATTGCCGAGAGGTTGTGTGTTCATCGCGTCGGCAACACTGTTCTCGACATTGAGGAAACGGATTACCAGCCGTTCGAGTATTGGTGCCCGTATCCGATGCAGGGGCGGCTTATCGGTCAATCGCTTGCCGACAAGACGATGGACATTCAGCGGGTCAACACGGTCCTTGAGCGTAACATGCTCGATGGGCTGTATCACAACCTGAAGCCGCGCCTGCTGATCCATGAGGATTCGGTCGGCGATCACACGGTTGACGATATCCTTACGGTATTTCCTGGCGCTCCAATCCGCTGGAAGGGCGGCGTTCCCCCGACGCCGATGGGTATCAACGACTTGAGTTCGGTTGCCCTCAACGCAATCGAGTTCAAGATTCGCCAGCGGGAAAGCCGCACGGGAATCACTCGTCTGAACAAGGGTGTGGACGAGGACACGCTGAACGATACCGCGTCGGGGCAGAAGATGCTCATGACGCGCGGCCAGCAGATGGAGCGCTATGTCATCCGCAACTTCGCGGAAGGCGTCGCCCGGCTGTTCATGAAGAAGATCGGCCTGATGCGCGAGCATGGCCAGCCGTTCCAGATCAGGGTGGATGGCGAGTTCCGCCAGGTCGATCCGTCGCAATGGCCGGAGGGGATGGAGGTCAACGTCAAGGTCGGGCTTGGCTCGGGGGCCAAGGACGAGCGGATCATGTATCGCAACATGGTCGCGCAAACCCACACTTTGTTGATGCAGGCGCAGGCCCCGATTGTGACGTGGGATGACGTTTACAATAACCTTGCGGCGGCGGCGAAGGACATGGGGCTTGCTCCCAACGACATTTTCACGCCGGTTCCGAAAGGTCCGGACGGTCAACCTATTCCGCAGCAGCAACAGCCCGATCCCAAGGTTCTCGCATTGCAGGCGCAGGTGCAGCAGAAACAGGCCGCGTTGGAACAGGCGCAGCAGGAGGGCCAGCAGAAGCTCGCTCTCATGGCAGCCAAGCACCAGTCTGACGCGGAGATCGCTACCGCTCGGGCGCAGATGGAAAGCGATTTGGCCGTCCGCCAGCAGAACCTCCAGGCTTGGCTTGATGCACAGGAGCTTGTCCTGAACGCGCACAAGCACGCTGCCGAGCAGGATTCCAAGGTTCAGATTGCCAAGTTCAGGCAAGGCGGAGCGATTAACAAATGACTCCCGAGCAACGCATCGCCCGTGCCCACAATGCCGAGCGGGCATGGGATGAGTTTGTCGCCCCAATCGTGAACACGATGCGCGAGACGTATTCGGCGCGGTTGACGGAGATTGCGACCACGGAACTGAGCCGCGACAAACGGGCGGACAAGATCACGTCGCTTGCCAATGCATTGCGTATCCTTGGCGAGATCGAGGGCGGGATGCGTGAGGCAATACGCGACGGCGAGCTGGCCCATGCGGACAAGTTAAGGGCTGAGAAGATCGAGCAGATGAGTGCGCCCAAGCGGCGGCTGCTCCAGATCGGCACGGGATACTAGCGGATTGAGTCTAACAGGCGACGGGTTTCAAGCGTCTTCGCTCGTTGCAGATCGCTTACGGTGACGCCGGGGGCAAGTCGTAACTTCGGCTTCCAGAACTGCCACCACCGCCGCTTAATGAATAACTCAGCCATCTGCGCTGACTAGCACATTTTTGAACAGAACAGAAGCCGGACCACCGGCCACCAATCCACGGCAAAGGCCGGGATCGCTCAACAGAGCGCAACACAAGAAGCCCGAAAAGGACGAACCCGATGACCCAGCCCGCTGAGGCAGTCGGAGGCGAGGCCGCGCCCGTCGAACCGACCAATCCCGCAGACGTGTTCACGAAACTCGCTGCCGAAGAGTTCGGATTGACGGACGAAGAAGAGCAGGACGAAGCACCGGCAGAAAGCGACGAAGGCGAAGAGCCGCAAGCCGCCGAAGAAGCCGATGACGATCTGGACGACGAAGCGGAAGCCGATGATCTTCCGCCCATCGACGCTCCGGTATCGTGGGATGCTGAAGCAAAGGCCAAGTTTGCCGAGCTTCCCCGCGAGTTGCAGGAAACTGTGGCTAAGCGGGAGACGGAGCGGGAGCGTTTCGTCCAGCAGAAATCGCAGGAAGCAACGCGCGCCCAGCGAGACGCGGAACAGGCTGCAATCGCGCAGCTTGCCCAAATCCAGCAGGGCTACGCGCAGCAGTATCAGCAGCTCGCATCGTCGTTCGATGTTGCCGAGCCCGACCCGATGCTGCTCGCAACCGACCCAGTTGGCTACGCACAGCAAATGCGGGCCGTTCAGCACGCCAATGCCCAGCGCACACAGGCGCAGCAGTTGGCACAGCAGCACGCCCAGCAAGCCCAGCACCTAGCCCAACAGGCCGAGCAGGCCGAACACGCCGAACAGGCACGCATCATCACCGAGCAATTCCCGGAATACGCAGACCCTACGACCGGACCGGAACTTCGGCAGAAGCTTTCGTCCGTCGCCAAGGAGCTTGGGTATCCCGACGAGCTGATTGGACAGGCACGCGCAACCGACATCCTCGCGATGCGAACAGCCGCCGAATGGAAGGCGAAAGCCTCGAAATACGACGCGCTGCAAGCAAAGAAGATGGAGAAGGTTCGCGCCGCCAAGGGGCTACCGAAACAGGTCAAGCCCGGCGTTAGCCAGACCACGGATCAGTCTCGCGCAAGAAACGTCGCATCGCTCACAGACGCGCTTAACTCCAAGAACCGCGATGTTCAGGGGCAAGCCTTCTTCGAGCTTGGAAAAGCACAGGGCTGGCTCAGCTAGCCTCGACATAGAAAGCAAACAAAATGACCGTTGCTTCAAACACCATCCAGGCGGTTGGCCGCGTGGGTGTTCGGGAGGACCTGTCCGATACCATCGGCGCGCTCTTCCCCGACGATTGCCCGTTCCAGAAAGCCATTGGCAGCGAGTCCGCCAGCCAGGTTTTCCATAGCTAATTTGTGGAAGTAAAACCGAGCTAATTGCTGGAAACTCCTTAGAGCTTGTGCTACCAAAGCGTGAAAATGCACAGGATTGGACAATCAGCAGGTAAGACGTGGGCCTACCTCCTAGGCACTTTCTTGGGGGATGGCTGCGTGACCGACGTGTTCCACAAGGCACGCGGTCGAAGGTATCCTGTATTTAGACTGAACACTATTGACCTCGACTTCGCGGAAGCGACGAAAGAGGCCCTCATGGCGTTCACTGAATATTCGGTTAGCCTTCACACACATGCAGTAAGCAAGAGCAGTAAGCCGAACCATTCCATCCGCTGCGGCGATCCTCACATTTGCGAGGCGCTGCGGTCGGAAACGGATAGGAAGGCCAAGCTGCCAGAATGGATTTTCACCGCCGATAAGGAAACGAGACTGGCGCTCATTGCCGGTCTTATGGATTCCGAGGGCTTTGTCGTCGTCAAGGAAGGGCGCGGCCAAGCTCACATGGGCTTCAAGTCGACCGATGTTTGGTTCGACGATTTCCTGAGGCTCTTGCAGTCGGTTGGCATTGTTCACGGCAAAATCGGGGTCGAAAAGCCTCGCAAGCCGGGATACAGAACGCCTCGACGGGTGACAATCAAGATGCGCTCTTGGATTGATGCGGGCGCTTATTTCCGCATCGCCAGAAAACAGGAGCGCGTCGAACGGTGGGCGAAAATGCCCTATCTGCATGTGCCACGTAACCTCAGAGACTACATGCTTGGCGAGCCGGTAACGGCTTGATGATATAGTCCGACCTCCGGCGAAATCCGGAGAGTTGCCTTCGCGGGCAACCGCCGCGCAAGCGGTTAGTAGGGCGACGGTGGCCCGAAAGTAACAGACAGGAATGGCAAACCGACAAACTGGCCGCCGCCAACGTGGATAACAAGCACATCCAGGGCGACGACCTCACCAACGATTCGCGTGCGAACACGACCCGTCAGGGCAATTACACGCAGATCATGACCAAGGTTGTGGGTTCTTCGACCACCATGGAGGCAAGCAAGACCGCCGGTCGCGCTTCCGAAATGGGCCGGGAACTGATGAAAGCCGGTCGCGAGATCAAGACCGACGCCGAGCTTCGCTTTACCGCGAACAAGGCTGCGGTTGCTCCGGCTTCGGGCACCGCTGGCGAGTCCGCCGGTGCGCTCGGTTTCATCGTCACGCACAGCTACAAGGGTTCGACCGGGACCGATCCGACCTATTCGGGCGGCGGCACGTCGGGCTACGTCAATGCGGCAGCCGGAAACGGCACGCAGCGCACCTATACGGAAACGCTGCTCAAGACCGCGCTGGCGGACTGCTGGGTGTCCGGCGGCAACCCCAAGATGGTCATTACCGACATGGGCCACAAGCAGATCGCAGCCGGTTTCTCCGGCCTCGCGACCTCGCGTCGCGAAGCGGGCGACAAGCCGATCACGATTGTGGCTGGCGCGGACATTTACGTGTCCGACGCCGGTAACGTCCAGTTCGTGCCGTCGCGTTTCTGCTCGGCGCGTGACGCTTTGGTGATCGACCCTGAGTATTGGGCGGTTGCCGAGCTTGACGGCCTCAAGGTGTTCGACCTTGCGACCACCGGCCTCGCGACCCGCAAGGCCATGCGCCAGGAAGTCTGCCTGGTTAGCCGCAACGAAGCTGCGTCGGCTGCAATTCGCGACCTGACGTAGCCTCTTAAGGAATAACCCCGCGCACTCCTTACCCGCGTTGCTGGACATGCGGGAGACGGGAAAGTCCAGCCCCAATTCTCAGGAGCTTCCGCCATGTATGACTGGGAGCTTATTGACCACAACCCCCACACCGGCCTCAAGAAATACGTCGGCAACAATCCCGACGATCCGCTTGGGGTTTGCGTCCGCTACGAACAGTCGGCGCAGGCGATCCAGAAGCATCTGGATCAGAACAAGCTGCTCGCCAATCACGTCAACACGGGCCGCATGGGCGACATGGAGCATGTTGCCTCGATCCCCGTGGGCATCATGTACGAGTGGAAGGTCAAACACGGCGTCGATGCGTGGAAATACACCACCTGCGAAGAGACGCGCCGCAAGGTCAACGGCCTGCTGAACAGCTCCGATTACCGTTACCTGAAAACACGCAACATCATCATCTGAAAGGCTGCTAAATGCACGCTAACGCCAGCAAGTGCATCGACCTCCGCGCGGTGCAGACGCTTACCGCGCAGGCCGCTGGAACGGTCGTCACGGGCAATCTCGACACGCAGCAGGCAAAGGGCTGCATCCTTCTTATCAACGTGACTGCCGTAACCGGCTCGCTCACGGTGACATTGAAGGGCGTCGATTCCGTTTCAGGCGCGACCTATAACATTCTCGCTTCGGCGGCGATTTCCTCGACCGGCCTAACCGTGCTTCGCGTCTATCCGGGGCTGACAGCAGCGGCAAATGCGACGGCCAATGACGTAATCCCCAATACCTGCGTCATCAGCAGTGTCGTGGCGACCGGCCCGGCATCGGCCACCGTCTCCATGCAGTTGATCTACTAATGTCGATCTCGGTCGGAGTCCCGTCAACTTCGCCAATCCCCGATTACGCAACGCTTCTTACGACCGTTGGTGATTGGCTGGACCGCGACGATCTTTCGGCCAAGATTCCGATGTTCGTCCAGATGGCGGAAGCGATGTTCAACCGCGAGCTTCGCACGCCGGACATGGAAACGTCTGCGCTTCTCACGGCGACGAACGAAAACACCGACCTCCCCGCCGATTATCTCGCCATGCGAGCGCTCTACATCGAAGGCTCGCCAGACCGCCCAT